CTGGTTGGGATGCCACTGAGGATGGACATACTACAACAGTTGCACATTGGTTAAGTGAAGGAGAATTTGCAAAGAATGGCGGAGTCATGAATCACGAGACAGTCGAGTCGATCACGAAAAAGAGAAAACCTTTCACTGTAGACTATACAGGTTTTGGTTGGGTATTAATCAAGAATGGTGTTTTTGAAAGATTAGAGTATCCTTGGTTTGCACCAAAGATGCAAGTGTTTGATAGCGGCAATGTACAAGATATGTGCGGAGAAGATGTATCATTCTGTTTAGATGCAAAGAAAGAAGGCATTGAGACATGGTGCGATCCACGAATACGAGTGGGACATGAAAAGACGAGGGTGATATAATGTATGGTCTCGTCTTTATTATTATGATCATAGGAGTGTTTGCATTCCTACAATTTTATAATCCACATTCATAGGAGTTATTATGGCAAAAGGTAAATTAGAAAAAAAGTATAAACTTATACATAACGGGCGCGAACTCTCCCAAGGCCTTCTGAGTGAAGCAGGTAAGTATGATGCATTTCAAATACTGGTTCAAAAGTTTGATCAAGGTATTGAAAATGCAATTGATCCTGATGAAGTTGAAGTTATTGATATGTCTTTGAAGGAGAATCAGTAAATGAATGCAGCAGTAGAAGCATGGACTACTATGGGTTATTTTGAGGGATTATTATTTTCCCTATGGATACTTGGTATGTACTATGTTAAAATAAAAATGGATAATAAATTTTCTAAACGTAGAGGTGATCGCTAATGGCAGTTCGTTTTAATTCAGGAATACCAACTGTTGAGCATCATCCCAAGAAGACTCGTCAAGGACAATCAGCAAGAACTAAGTTGTCTGCAACCAGTCGTAATAAGAAGAAGAAAGCTTATCGCGGTCAAGGAAAATGAAATGTCGGCACTGTAACACTGAGTTAATATGGAGTGCCGATCACAATATGAAAGATGTATTACTTGATAGAGAAAAGTCTGAATATGATTTGTTCTCTACACTTAAGTGTCCAAAATGTCAATCTTGTATTGAATTATACAATCCCAAATAATGCCTACATTAATTACTAATCTACCATCTTATGAAGTATGGGTGAGAAAAGAGTATCTAACTGATCATAAGAGTGGTCACGGTGAATTTGTCAAAGGAATCTGGGTATCAGCAAAAAGTATTCCTGGCCGTGCGTTTTATTTTGAAACGTATCTACCAGAGTATGCTGCAATGTTTGATAAGTTACCGATAAGCGCTTTTCTCTCCTCTCCTGAGATACCCGATCCAGATATGACACTTCATAATCTACAGTTCTGGAACTGTATGGACTATGGGGTTATTGCAGTACAGAAACAATTTATCGGTTCAATGCACTATGAAGTCTATACAAGAGACTATGGCAATCAAACTGGTACATATATTTGCACTTTAGATAATTATCATTCCGATGTAGACGCCATAGACTACTCGACGAGTGAACAACCAGCGGAACATAAGTCTCATAACCTCTTAGAATTGGATAATGGACAGTTTTGTCTCTATCCTAACAACAGAATGCGTATCTATGACAACAGTATCACTCCTGAGACACCTAAGATTCCCGATTTTAAGGTATCAACCGTGTATTATCAGGTAGAGAATGGTCATGATCGTGATGGATTAGGTTCAGAAGACAATTATTTCTGGGAAACAGCGAAAGAACGTAAAACAAATAGAGTAGGTATCAATGTAGCTGCTGGAAATAGTGATCAATATGACATAACAGGCATGTATCATGATGAAAATGTAAAAACTAATACTGATAATGCACCAGAATTGGGATGAAATGAGTGAACATCTCATATTAGATGTCTACGATGGACATTTTGAGGACTTAAATAGTCCAAATTTCCTTCGTGACATCTTTACTCAATCTATTTTGAAATCAGAGATGACAATATTGAATGAATATACACACAAATTCAGTCCATGTGGTGTTACGTGTCTTTTTGCACTTGCTGAAAGTCATGTTTCTTGTCATACTTGGCCTGAATTGGGTCATATGAACGCAGATTTCTTCACTTGCGGTGAAAAAGACCCAAGAATTAGTGCTAAATACATTATTAACGCTTTAGAATCGGAAAAATATAGAATTAGACTCATAAAAAGATAAAAAAAGCGGTATAAATAAAAACAGGAAACTTTTTGTGTAAATAGTGGCTTCTAGGGCATTCAAAGATATCAATTTATCCTTCAAACGTCATCCTGTGACGAATGATGTGGTTACAATTCGTGATGAAGATGCAATTAAAAGGTCTGTAAAGAATATAATTTTTACAATTCTTGGTGAGAAACCTTTTGAACCTCGTTTTGGATCAGTCGTTAACGAAGCCTTATTTGATTTAACCACCGCATATGATGATATCTTGGTTCAAGATGAAATTAAGTCATCATTACTTAAATTTGAACCTAGAATCTCAAATTTAGAAGTAACTGTTACAGTTACACCTGATACAAATGAAATGAACTGCACAGTTCAATATGATATTGTTGGTCTTCCAGCACCAACACAAGAAGTAGATGTTCTCCTTTTTCCAGCTAGAGTATAATGTCTTTCGGTCAATACACAAATTTAGATTTTGATCAAATTAAAATGTCAATCAGAGATTATCTGAGGGCAAACACTAATTTTACTGATTATGACTTTGAAGGGTCTAACCTTTCAATAATTATTGACGCATTAGCATATAATACATACACAACTGCCTATAATACCAATATGGCAGCAAATGAGTGTTTTCTTGATTCCTCTACGCTTCGAGAAAACGTTGTTTCACTTGCAAGAAATATTGGTTACGTTCCTAGATCTCGTCGATCTTCAAGAGCGAGAATATCTTTCACTATAGATGGACTTGATGAAGCAGTAACTCTTACATTAAATCCTGGCATTATCTGTAATGGATCTGGATTGAATACTAACTACATATTTTCTATTCCAGAGAGTATAACGGTTCCAGTTGTAAATGGATTTGCAGAATTTAATAATATTGAAATTTTTGAAGGTAATTTTGTAACACAAAACTTTACTGTTAATACATCTTTGTTTAATCAGAGATATATTCTTGATAATTCTTTTATTGATACATCTACAATCAAAGTAAAGGTTCAACCATCTGAAAGTTCAACCACAAGCATTACATATCAACAAATTGACAACATTGTTGGTGTGACATCAACATCAAATTCATACTTATTACAAGAAATTGAAGATGAGAGGTATGAATTGATCTTTGGTGATAACATAATCGGTAAAAAGTTATCAAATAACAATTATGTTACTGTTTCTTACATCATAACTGACGGAAAAAATGGAAATGGTGCTTCAGAATTTAGTTTTGTAGGAAATATTACAAATCAGGATGGTGGATCGATTAATTCTGACCTCATATCACTTGTTTCAACAGACGAAAAGTCAAGAGATGGTGATGAAATTGAATCAATCGCTTCAATTAAATATTATGCACCTCGAATTTATTCATCTCAATATCGTGCAGTTACATCTTCTGATTATGAGTCAGTTTTAGGATTTATTTACCCAAATATTGAATCTGTTACTGCTTTTGGTGGTGAAGAAATGAGCCCACCTCGTTTTGGAAAAGTTTTTATCTCAGTTAAACCTCGAAATGGTGATTTTCTTTCTGATGAGACAAAAAGAGAGTTAATTCAAAAATTAAAGAGTTATGCGGTTGCTGGTATTGTACCAGAGTTCCTTGATTTAAAATATTTGTATGTTGAATTACAAACAAATCCATATTATAACTCAAGTTTGAATGATAATCCAGAAAATCTTAAAACTGGAATTTCAAATGCTTTAACTCAGTATTCAAGATCAATTGATGTGAATAAATTTGGTGGAAGATTCAAATATAGTAAGTCCGTATCTTTAATTGACAGTGTTGACTCATCAATCACATCAAATATCACTCTTGTGACCATCCGACGCAATTTAATTGCATCTACAGGTCAATTTGCTCAGTACGAGTTGTGTTTTGGTAATATGTTCCATACTCAAGAATCTTCTTACAATGTTGTCTCAACAGGATTCACAATCGAGGGTATAACAGGAACTGTTTATCTCGCTGATGAGGTAATCAACCGTGAAAAAGGAAGAATATTCTTCTTTACTTACACGGAGGGAGGAGCTCCAACCGTTGTCAAGAAAAACGCTGGAACGGTTGATTATATGCATGGTGAAGTTCTTATAGATACTTGTAACATACTTTCAACATCGATTGCAAATAACGTGATCGAAATTCAAGCAATTCCTCATTCAAACGATATTGTTGGACTTCGTGATTTGTATATTAAGTTTGATATGACAAATACTACGATAAAAATGATTCCAGATATTATTGCATCAGGTGAAAATACTTCTGGATCAAGATTTGTTCACACTCATAGTTACTACACACCAACATACATAAGAAAATCAAATTCTTCAGTTGCAACCACTAATAATTTACTTTCAACATCAGCGACTGGAACTTCAACAAGTACAACCACAAACAGTACATCTACATCATCTAGTGGTGGCGGATATAGTTCTGGCGGCGGATATTAATGATTGATACATCAATACAAAGAGTCGAAATAAATCAAGTAATTGAAAATCAGTTACCTGAATTTGTACAATCCGAGAGTCCACTTTTTGTGGATTTCATGAAACAATACTATATTTCTCAAGAATTTCAAGGCGGATCAATAAACATTGCTGAGAATCTTGATAGATATACTAAGTTGCAAACATACGTTGGTGCTGCACTTACCGAATATACAGGATTATCAACGGATACCCAGTCATACTCAGAGACAATCTTTGTAGATTCAACACAAGGATACCCAAGTAAGTATGGATTAATAAAAATAGATGATGAGATAATAACTTATACAGGAATTGGAACAACATCATTTACTGGATGTGTTCGTGGATTTAGTGGTGTTGATGATATGGATCAACCTACAAAACCTGATTTGTTATCATTTAATGCAACTGTAGGTGCATCTCACACTGGTGGATCAACAGTTCATAATTTATCAAATCTTTTTATTCGTGAGTTTTTTAATAAACTTAAAACAACTTTTGCAAGTGGATTTGAAAATCGTAAACTAAGTGATAATTTAGATCAAGTCAAGTTTATTCGACAAATTAAAGATTTTTATAAAACAAAAGGAACAGAAGAATCATATAAAATTTTATTCAGAGCATTATATGGTCAAGAAGTTAGTATTATTAGACCATCTGAATTTTTAATCAAACCATCAGATGCTGATTATGGTTTTGCACAAGATTTTGTAGTTAAATCTATCACAGGCGATCCTCGTAATTTAAAAGGATCAACACTTTTTCAAGATAATGATGAAGACGATGTTAATATTCAAGGTGCTTCTGGTGCGATATCAGATGTAAAAGATTTTCTATATGGTGGAGAACACTATTATCAGGTTAGCGTTACACAAGATTCGATAAATGGTGATTTCGTAGTTCCAGGCAGAACTCGTATCATTGATCCTGTATCAATTGGTGCAACAGTAATTACAGTTGATACAACAGTTGGATTCCCTACAAGTGGATCTTTATCACTACCAACTGCAAGTGTTGCTGGTGTTGTAACATATACAAGTAAAACTACAAATCAGTTCGTAGGATTAACAACATCTGTTGATGTTTTAAGTGTTGGTGATGATGTAAGATATAACAACGTTGCTTATGGATATTCATTTGCAAGTAATTCAAATAAAATTGAAGTTTTAATTACTGGTGTTTTAAAAGATTTCCCGATACCAGAAAAAACATATTACTTTAATAAAGGAGATAAAATTAAAGTTGGTGCATTTGGTATCAATAAAAGTACAAATGATCCTAAGTTTGGATCTTGGATCTATAATACATCGGTTAAATTTACTCCAAAAGTAGTTTCAAAGATATCTGATAGTAGTTTCAATATTGTTACTTTTTCTGATCATGGGTTATTAGAAGAAGATATAGTTGAAGTTTTAGATAGACATGGAACAGTAACAGGTCTTGGTCGTGTATTGAGTGTTATTAGTAGTTCAACATTTATATTGGGTGATTTGCCTGGCCTAAATGAATTTAATATCACATCCATAAGAAGAAAACTTAAAAAAGGAAATAGTTCTCTTCATGATAATATTAAAAAATACACTGTTGATGTTCAAAACACTTATGATCATGAGAGTGATAATGCATTGGCGTTACCACCATCTCCCCATGTTTATGTTACATCTTCATCAATTCCAAGTTTAGGTGGAGAACCAATCGTTGCACCAGATCGATCTGTAACGTGGACTGGCGCCACTGGCGGCGACGTTATACAGTTAATACAGGTTACAGAAGGTGCATCAGATCATGGATTTTATTCTGGAGAAGTTGTCACTTATAACACAATTAGTGGATTTTTAGGAGAGTTAATTGATGGTAAAAATTATTATGTAAGTCGTATTGATTCAAATAATATTCGTCTTGCAAACTCTCTACCAGATTTAGTTAATGGTGATTTTGTGAATGCTACAGGAAGTGGTACTTTTAAAATATCTGTTCCAGATTTAACAAATAAAAAACTTGATCATCAGAAATTACTTAAGAGGATTTCCTTAAATCCAGTATTTGATGGAAATAAACGTGAGACGACCCCAGGCACGACTGGCATCTTTGTAAATGGTACAGAGATATCAAACTATAAGTCAGGTGATGTTATCTTCTTTGGTGGTATTGAATCAATAGATGTATTGGAAGGTGGATCACAATATGACGTTATCACACCACCAATAGTTTCTATCGAAAGTTTAACTGGTATTGGTGTTAGTGCGACAGCAAATGTCAAAGGTCAGTTTGAAAGAATTGATATTTTAGATTCTGGATTTGATTATGTTGATCCACCAGTAATTGAAATTAGTGGTGGTAATGGTCAAGGTGCAATTGCAAAATCAAGATTAAAGGAGATTAGTCATTTTATTGACTTTGATGCATCATCTACAGGTAATGCGATTAATATTGCAGATGACACAATTGGTTTTGGAACTTTTCATAAATTCCGTGATGGAGAGCCTGTAATCTACAAAACATTTGGTGCTGGTGCGATTGGTATTGCAAGTGCTGGAATTACAACAACCGCAATACAATTAAATCCAGATCATAGATTAATTGGTGAGTCAGTATATTTCGTAGCCAAAGTTAACAGTACAACAATTAAACTTGCAAATAATAAGAATGATGCATTAACCAAATCAAATCTTTTAAATTTAACAGGTTTTGCTGATGGATCACAAAGATTTCAAAGTTTAAATAAAAAACTTGTATTAGGACAAGTTGTTATTGAAAATCCTGGCCAAGGATATGAAAACAAAAAAAGATTAGTTTCTTTAATCGGAATTAATACATATTCAGATTTTATTGAATATGAAAATCATGGATTTTCCGATGGTGAGATAGTTCGTTATTCAAATGATCAAATTAAAATTGGAGGTTTAGATACAGATCAAGATTATTATGTTTTAAAAGTAACTGATGATCGATTCCGTCTTGCAGCTGCTGGCATTGGTTCAACTTTATCAAATCAAAATTATATTTCAAAACAATTTGTCGGACTGACATCAATTGGGGCAGGAGAACATATATTTAACTATCCTCCAATCACTGTAAATGTGAAGGGAGTAATTGGAATTAACACATCTCATCCAGAAAATTATCATGCAAAAGTTAATCCTATTGTGAGAGGTTCCATTACATCAATTAATGTAGAAAAATCTGGTAATGGTTATGGTAATGACACAACATTTAATTTTAGTATTCCGCCTCAAGTTCGAGTCTCCTCTGGTTCATCTTCAGAATATAAAGCAATAGTAACAGATGGAAAAATTCAATCAGTAATTGTAACTCGATCTGGAACAGAATATATTTCTACTCCTGACTTACAAATTCTTGGTGATGGTGTTGGTGCAAAAATTATTTCTTCAATTAAAAATGGAAGAGTCGATTCAGTTACAGTTGATAATGGTGGTGTAGGATACTCAACAGCATCAGTCAGTGTTCAAGAGACAACTCCTGGCACAGGTTCTTTATTTTTACCTAAAATTAGATCTTGGACAGTTAATAATGTTAAAAGATATGAAGATATTTTCTATGGTGATGATGGATTCTTAAGTCGTGGTGATAATGATGAAGGAATTAAGTTTACATCATTTTATGTTCCTAGAGAACTAAGAAAAATATTAAAACAAAAAAATAGTGATGGTACAATTGATTATACATCAAATGACTTGAACATTTTAAACAATGCGGAACAACCATCTCTCAATCATTCACCTATTATTGGTTGGTCATATGATGGTAATCCAATTTACGGCCCTTATGGATATGATCGTAAAGATGGTGGTATTGTAAGAATTATGAGATCTAGTTATGTTCTTAAAACAACTAGAGAAAACGGGCCACCAATTAATGTATTTCCACTTGGATTTTTTATTGATGATTATGAATATTTGGCAGATGGTGATCTTGATGAAAATAATGGAAGATTTTGTATTACTCCTGATTATCCAGAAGGAACTTATGCTTACTTTGCAACAATCAACTCAAATGAAAACGAGACCAGCGGAACATTCAAAAACTTCAGATCTCCAGTTTTTCCATATTTAATTGGTCAGAATTACATTTCAAAACCAGATGAATTTAATTTCATTGAAACCAATAATCAAGATCTAGATTTAAACACTCTAAATCTTAGAAGAAATACAAATCCATATAATCTTGACAATTCTGGTTCTGATTATGAAGGTATTCATGATAGTCGTAAATTAGTAGATCAAGAGATAGATGTTAATTATGCATCAAGAGGAAAAATAAATTTATTTGAAGTAATAAATGCTGGATCTGGATATCAAGTTAAAGAAAAATTAAATGTTAAAAACTTAGGCAATGGAAGAGGTTTTTCTGCTGAGATTGGAAGAGTTAATGGTAAAGAGATAGTATCGATTGGTTCAACTGTAGTTAGAGTTGAAAATTTAGTTTTCACTTACAATAATAATACTGGAAATGTAGTAGGATTATCTTCTCAACCTCATGGCTTAATTAATGGTGACATCGTTACGATATCTGGATTATCAACTGATAGTCTTAGAGAATTAGACGGAAGACATCAGATAGGATTTAATACATCTTTCTTGCGTCTTGGTACAGGAATTGGAGAAACTGGATCTACAGGAATTGTTACAAACATTTCTATGACTGGTGATTTTTCAAGAGGCGTAATTCAAACAAATGATGTATTGGGTATTACAACAGAAAGAATGTTAGTTCTTAATGTTGATGATGTTAATGATAAAATTAGAGTTAAGAGAGAATTTGATGGAGTTTTAGGAACTGCTCATTCAGGTGGATCTTTAATTACATCTTTGAATCGCACTATACTATTCAACGTTGGTATTAATACC